ATTTTTAGGATTACTCTTATCAAATACAAAAGTTAAGTTACAATAAAATCGTTGACTTTGTGTGGGAAAAAATCCACCAGTTATTCTTTTAACATTAAATACAATGACACAATTACCATGATAAGGTAATAGTTGAACGTCCACACGTTTTTCATCTGTAATACTAATACTATATTTACCATTTCCAAATCCTTGTTTTATTCCATTTGCATCAGTAATGACTTCTTTTGTACTTTGTTTACCTTCTGCAATATCATGGTCATTCATCGCTTTTTCTAAAGGATTCATTCCGCCCTTATGAAACCTTTCTACGCGTTTATAGGTGCGTGCGCGTTTATATTTACGACTACGCACGCCTACCTTTTTTGACCTATAACAACCGCCTCCCCGTTGGGTATGTTTTTTTCTATAACCACTTTTACTATTTTTCTTTCTTAATCTTCTACGAGAAATGGAAGAACTACGACTATGCTTACGCCGTCTTACTTTTCTCGAAACTTTCATTTTATTGTATTTTATTGATTTTTATTACCTTATATAATATTGTAATAAAAAATAAATATGCAATATATGCAACGTGATGTGTGGTCTGCATTCATATAGTATTTTAAACACTATATAAATTAATTATGTTGTTATGCTATTATGCTGTATCACGCGTGTTTAAACGCGAAGAGGAGTGGGGAAACCAACAAGGTTAGCACCGATACCGAAACCAGCGCCGGTTCTAGCAGACACTGCCAAGCTGGGAACGTATACATCCAAAATAGCAAAAGTGGCAGCAGCAACCAGGGAAATCAACGCAATCTCATCTAACTTAAGAGTACGAGAAGGAATAGAATAGGCAACTATAGCTACGCAAAGACCCTCAATTATATACTTAATAAAACGCTTAAAAAGCTCACTAAAATCCAGTGTTCCGTACATATTATAAATATAATGTAGAAAAAAATATTATAGTTTTGTTATATTTATTATTATGTTATATAACTAATATTGCTAAATATAATCAGTATATAACTTTATATATTATAGTTGTAACTAATGATTAAATGATTAAATGATTAAATGATTAAATGATTAAATGATTAAATGATTAAATAATAGTTATGCAAAATAACTTAAAATAATAAAATAATTATATATATAATATTAGTAAAAAATGTCATTCGCGAATAAACTACCAGAGGGTGTTACTCCTAAATATTTACCAGATGGAAATGAAAATCCCAGATATGTTGACTTGCTTGAGGAAGATAAACCGATTGCAGGACAAAAGTTCGTGTGTTTGTCATTTGTATCTCCAGAAAAAATTATAAAACAAAAAGAGGAATTTTTGTATGAGGAATTTATAAAACAATGGGACTTTAAGAAGTCAATGGAGAAGTTTACACAATTTATAAACTTTATTGCATTCAAGTATCCTTCTCTTTCATTTGATAAACTCATGGCGGATTTTAATGACTTTACCAAGGAAGAGGGTGATTCTCTTAAACTTGCCTCATCCATTAGCGACGACTATAAAACATTCATCGACAATAACGAAGAACAACTTGACCAGAAATTTGGCGAGTTGCATCAGTTTCAGACATCAACAAGGGGTATCAAAGTTCGCGGTGTTTTTCCTACCCAAGGAGAAGCAGAGCTACGCTGCAAATTGTTGCGCGAGGTTGACTCAAATCACGATATCTACGTTGGGCAAGTGGGTATGTGGGTGCCATTTCATCCCGATGCTTATAAGACTGGGCGCGTAGAGTATATGGAGGAAACACTAAATCAGTTGATGGCGGATAAGAAGAAGAATGAGGACATGGCCAAGAATGATTTTGAGAAACGTGTGAAGGAGGCAAAACAAAAAGCAATTGAAGAGAACATGAAGAAGGCAGAAGAGTCAGGTAATAAACTTACACAAACAATTAATGCCGATGGAGAGCTTGTTGGTGTTGCAAATGTTGGACACTTTGATGGTTTAGATGAGGATGCAACGATTGATGATATTAAGAAGAACATGTTTGATGCAGAGAATGTAGTAGTTGACAAAAACGGAGACCATGGTCTTTCAAAACTTACGCATTATGATCCGTCATTGATGTCAATGGATGGGAGTGAAAATGCTAAGTAGATGCATATCATATTATATCATATCATAGCATATCATAGCATAGCATAACATAGCATAACATAAATATAAATATTTTTAGTGTATAGTAGTATATTTTATCTGTTATTTTTACAGATAACATATTCTTGTGTATAATATTTTAAAAATTTCAATAATTTTTAATATTGGTTTTTTAATATTGGTTTTATATATATTATATTTACATATTAGGAACATAACAGAATATAAAATAATATAGTATAATGACTAAGTTGAAATCGATAACAAAATTTAATATTTTCGGTATATCAAAAAATAAAACATTTAAAAACAACACGGCATTAAAAATACTTTCTATATTATTTCTTACCGCATTGTCAATAGTTATACTTTATGCATTATATCATGGCATAAGAAATGTAACATATATATATCGTTTAAAACATGATTTTTATAAGCTGAAAGACATGGGAATTGAAATACAAAATTTTAATATTTTATATAGTAGTGAATTAAAAAGAAAATGGCCTACAAATCCCGTGAAAGTAAGAAGTAAAAAAAAAACAGAATTTAAAAATAAAAATGCGATTGGAATGATTAGCGATAAATATGTTGTTTTGGACTTTGATACGAAAGACCATTTACCACAGGCTGATTTCATATTAGACATGATTCCAAAAGATACTGCTTGTGAAAAAACACCCAACGGATATCATTATTATTTTGAAAATGATACTGGAAAAATAGTAAAAACCAGAATTCAAGTAATTATTAATGATATAAAATATGCCCTCGATGTGTTAGGAAATGATAGCTTAGTCTTTATGTCTCCTACGTGTATAAATGGTAAAGACTATTACTGGATTAATAGTATTTTTACTCATAAGCCTGCAAAACTATCGGAAAATATGTGGATTTTTGATATCATAAAAGATACAAAACCATTTTATAGAATGTTTGATAGCGTGGATATAAAGTTAAACATATCAGATGCGCTTATTATAGCCGACAATATTTATATTGAATCACAGATACGTTTTATTTTGGGGAATAAAAAACAACATTCTAAAAAAATGAAATACTTGAATGGATATATATACGTTTTCGATGATAACTATTATTTTCTAACAAATTCATCATTTAAGAAAATAAAAAATAAAACATACCTGTTAAATAAAATGCGCGAGTTGGTTGTGCAAATCAATCCATCTTGTATAGTTGATTTGTCGGTGATGGATAGTAACTATTATAAACCAAATAGCATTCTTCAAATATCATCTGCAATAATTGATAATAGTTATAAAAATTATAAAAATATAACTATAAATCAAATAAATAACTATGTTGAAATTGATAAAAGTGTTACAAATAAAACTAAGTATATGATTCAGGATACGATTACGATTACAAATCAAGATACAAAATCAACAATATCAGATGATGAAAATAGCAAACCTAGAATATTAACTGGTAGCGAAAGTATATATATTTCTTTGCTTCTTTCTTCTGAATTTAATATACCAAATACAACGCTTGGTATAATAGAAGAAAAAGATACGGATGATCTTAGAAGCACATCAATTGCAACCTCTGATAAAATTTTTCATTCTTTTGTAGCTTTATTTTAGATAGGTGCATGCGCGTGCGTGTGTGTGTGTATATCACCACTTATTTTTTTTCACTTGAATCTTCGGCCCTTGGCCTTTGCGTTTAATACTTGATGGGTCATATTGTTCCTCTTCTTCATCAGAATGAATATCTTTCGACATTTCCCAGAACTCTTTTGCGCCCAATTTAAATGGTCCGTGTGTTTGTGCCTTATACCAAAAGATTTGGTCGTGTAGTTTATTAGATTTTGCATTGTTATTTATTACCAAACATTCAAAGTTTTCCGTGCACTGGTCCATTACTTGACAAAAACTTTCAAATGTTGGAAACATACCCGCGTAGTTTTCATATATTCTTTTACGATTTCCAATATAGGGTTCGCGTAGAATAAAAACATAGTCAATGTTGGTTCTTAAATTTGGCGGAATACCGAGGGGATACTGCATCGTAATTACAAGCATAATTTTCCAGTGACGTCCATTCATAAAGAGAAGACGCATCATAACATCTTTTGTCCATTTATTATCGAAGAGACAATCATCTAAAACGACGAATGTTCGTGGATCAATCGTGCTCCGCTTATATGTCTCAATCTCTTTTTTCATTTGTTTTAAAACTGCTTTTTGTCGTTTTAAAATATTCTCAATAATTGCGGTATTGTATGCATCGTGTATGAAAAGCTTTGGCACATGTTCACCGAAGAATCCGTTACCTGCTTCTGTCCCTGATATAACAGTACCAATAGGAATATCTTGGTGGTAATACATCAAATCTTTTACTAAAAAACTTTTACCTGTATCACGGCGACCAATAAGAACGATAACCGGGCCTTTATTTTCGTCAGGTCTAAAACTAATCGATCTCATATCAAACTTTGCTAATTCTAATCCAACACTCATTTCTATATTATATTATATTTTGTTCTATGTATTTTTGATTGTTATTGTGATTGTGTTGTAACTATATATTATAGTAGAAATTAAAAAATATAAAATATATAACGCAATAAATGGCCAAACAGCAAAACAGCAAAACAGCCAAATGACCAAATAGTTATTATTAGTTTAAAATGTAATAAAATTATGTATTTAATTTATTAAATAATAGAAGATGAATATTGATATTGAAGGAAAAGAAGCCGTAACCGGAAATGGAAATGGAAATGGAAATGGAAATGTAAGTGCAACTACAACTACAACTACAACTACAACAGATGAGTTTTTTGCACTATACTATAGAAAAATAGACAATGAGAATTTTTTTAATTCTTTAGAAACATCCCAAATTAAATTGAGAAATATTACAAATTACATACCTATATACGAAAGTTATTTTAATATGAATGAAACAAACTAT